AGCTGTTATTATTATTACTAGAATTAGATGATGAAATATAAATTGTATCAGTTTTGTTACACACAAAATAAAGTTGTTCCGGTGGCAGATGTTGTAAGAGAAAGGTATGCCAGAGACTTGTTTATACAAGACGAAATGGAACCTACTCGCAATCCATTAAATCCTAAAGAAATATACACAAGTAAATCAAAATTAAGGGCGGCTTACAGGGCTGCTGGAGTTGTAGAAGTAGGAGATGCTTACGAGCGTGGATATGTACCCGACAGGGAGTCAGGTGCTACCGAACGCAAGTTAGTTGCTAAACTAAAAGAACAAATGATTGATAGGTATAGAAATGGTTAATGACACGGAAAGTACAGAGATCGTAGCAGAAAGAAATGAAGCTCCTATAAGCATTAGGGATCGCCTGCAACAGGAACTATCTGAGGAACTCACAGAGGATAGCACCGCAGACGCAGATAGTGTAGAGAGTGACGAATCCGACGACAGCTCCACTGAGGAACCCCAAGATACAACAGAAGAAGTTGCGCCTAAACATGTTTTTGCCCCTCCAGCAGATATGAACGCTCTTGAAAAAGAAGCATTTTTGTCTCCTTCAGCCGAAAATACACACGTTATTCAAAACTATTTGAATCGTAGAGCTTATGAAACTCGAACGCAATACGATAAAAAGATGCAAGAGGTAAATCAGCTTAAATCGCAGCTAGGGTCTCTTTATGAGTCCGTTCAGCAATATGAAAATGATTACGCTAAAGACGGAATCTCTATTGCAGACATAACAAAAAGGTCGATTGCATGGGATAAAGCTATGCAAAATAACCCTGTATCTGCCGCTAGGGAATGGCTAGAAAGCTACGGTTTAACTGTAGATGATCTATTAGAAGGTCAAATGCAGTATGAGCAGCAGGGGCAACAACCACAACAAGCGCAACAAACACAACAATCACAGTATCTTACACGAGAAGAAGCCGAAAAGATTGCCGAGGAGCGTTTTCAGTCTGCACAAGAAGAACAACAAAAAAAGGCTCTTGAATACTATAACCAACAGGTTGTAAACTCATTTACAGCAGCCAAACCATTATTCAAAGACCCTGAAACGGCAGCCCAACTCGAAGCAGAGATGGCCCCTGTAGTTCAGGCTCTTACAAGTACAGGTAGGTACAGCTCCGCAGAGGAGATCCTTGAAACCGCCTATAACTATGTGGTTAATGGCAATCCGACTTTCTCCAGCCTAAATAGTCGTATGGCTGCTCAGTCGGCAATGGAAAAAGAAGCGGCAAAGGTTCAAAAAGCCAAAGCTGCAAGTAAATCAGTCACTGGCTCCGCAGGTAGTGGAACTCCCAGAATAGCAAGTAAAGATATTCGGGATAATCTACGCCGTCGAATGGTCGGAGAGTAACAGTAGGTTATCCCAAAACTTAGGGATAACAAATGGCAAACTTAGAAGAAGCAATTGTTGCGACCTTGTTTGACCAGTCTGATTCCATAGCTGATGAGGTTCTTCACCACAATCCGCTATTGGCAACACTGGACGATCAAGGTCTTGTTCGCAAAGTTTCTGGAGGCTATGAGCTTCGGAAACCTATTATGTATAACGATGCTGCCGTAGGTGGATTTTACCAAGGGTATGACTCGTTCGACCTTTCAGCAATCGACGATGCTACTGCATTTCGATTTGCTATCAAGCAAGTATATGAGCCAGTAGCTATCAGCGGTCGTGAAAAGCGAGCTAACCGTGATGATGCACAGCTTCTTGACCTTGCTGAAATGAAGATGAAAGCAGCTATTTCTCGATTGAAGAATACTGTCGGAACTTCACTCCGAGGCGATGGAACTGGATCTGGTGGACTTGAGTTTGATGGTATTAAGAAAGCAATTTCTACTTCTCCATCTTCAGGTACATACGGAACAATAGATCGTTCAACGAACGTATTTGCTAGAAACTTGGCTGTAAACACAACTCTTAGCGCAACTAACGTGCAAGAGACGGTTACAGATACAATTTCGCAGATTGTTCGAGGCGATGAGCAGGTTGATCTTGGACTGTGTGACAGAACTGCTTGGAAGTTTCTACACAGCTCCCTTACAGCTATTCAGCGAATCCAAGCTCCTACGAAGAAGGCTATCGGAGGTTTCCGTGCGCTTGCTTACGACGGAGTAGATTTTGTGTTTGATGGCGGTTATGGGTCAGCGGTTCTTGAAACCAATTCTTGCCGATTGCTCAATACTAAGTATTGGTCTTTCGACATGATTCGAGGAGCTGATTTCAAGCCTCTACAGCCACAGATGGATCGTCCTATCGACCAAGATGCTTTCTTTACGGTAATTATCGTGGAAGGTAACTTGTGTTGTGCGGCTCCTGCTCTACAAGCTGTAATTTACGCATAGGAGGGTAAGGATATGTCGAGTCAAGGATTTGGAGTTAATCCAGGAAAAACATACACAACAACTGATTTGCCTCTTCCAATAGGGGTTGGATCGGTTGGAAAAACACCTGACGGCACTTGGATGTTTGTTCAAGCGGATGGAGCTATTGATCAGTACGCTGCTGTTAAAATCAGCGATGATGGTCAAGCTGCTATGCTGACAACTACCAATGCTGGAAGTAACAATTTGCAGGTTGGTATTGCTCAAGTAGCCGCCGCTGACAATGAATACCTATATGTGTTCATTGGTGGTGTTGGTGGTGGTGGAGTAGGAAGCGGAATTAAGGTTAAAGCCGCTGCTTCTTACGCTGCTGATGCTAACTTACAAACAACGGCTACTGCTGGTGTTGTTGATGATGCTTCTACTACGGTAATTAAGAACGTAGTGGGACTTACAACTCTTACTGGTGCTGGCACTGTTGAGGTTAAAACCACTGGTTACTTATCAGTAAACTAGTGTAATTAAGGGGGGGGGCGACCCCTCCCTTTACGTTTGTTTCATCAATGCCCTAATGTTATACAAAAATAATAACCTTATTAAACAAGGAGTGTTATGGCACAAGTAGATTGGGCAAGCGTAATGAATGGTAATAGCCAACCCAAAAAGCGGTACAGTGGGGCTAACATTAAGTTTTTTTATGCTTACAATGAAAACCGAGAAAAGTCATTGGCAGAAGGACGGCCAATTTTTGATGAAATACCAAGCATAAGTATTCAGTGGCCTGGTGGGGATGAGACTGTAAGACGTATTGAACAGCGAGACATTTTAGAATATCCAGAGCTTTACGAGCGATTCAAAGCTGGTAGCGAGCCTGTAACGGAAGGAACACCCTTAGCTGAATGGGCTATGATGAGTGGTTCTGCATTAAGAGAGCTTAATTATCTTGGCTTTAAGACCGTAGAGCAATTAGCTGCTGCAACAGATGATGTAAAGCGCAAGATTGGGCCGCTTTCTAAGCTAGTAAAAGCCGCAAAGGATTGGCTGGAAGCTGCTAATTCTGACCAGAATGACGTAGTAAAATTAAAGCAGCAACTAGAGGCTGAGACTCGTAAGAGACAGGCTTTAGAGGAAAAGCTAGAGCTGTTCTTACAGCGTATTGAAGCCAATGAGGGCATAGACCTAAGAGGCAAGCGGCAAGAAATAGCGGTTGAACTAGAAGCAGAACCTGTAAAGGAACCTGCAAAAAGACGAGGTAGACCAAGAAAAGAATGAGCTTATCCACGGTAATTCAGAATGTTGCAAATGAAGCAGGTTATACAGTTAGTCCAAATATCGTAACGGCTACTGATACAACTACTAAGCAGTTACTTGCTATTGCACAGAGAATAAACCGTGAAATGTTTGAGCAGTACCCTTGGACAAAATGTTATGCGTCGGGGTCAATAACGCTAGTGGCAGGTCAGGCGCAGTATGCCTTGCCTGCTGCTTTTTCATATTACCAGTACGACACCTTTTGGAATCAAAGCAATCGTTGGCGAGTATTAGGCCCAATGACTCCTCAAGATTACGCCGATATTAGAGGATTTGGTCTTAATCCTACAATCTATCAGCAGTTTCAGATTAGAGGCATAAGTAACGATCAACTGCTTATTTATCCTACTCCTGGCGCATCGGAAGATGGCAGTGTAATTATTTTTGAATACATTGCAGATCGAAGTGTTAAGCCTAAAACATGGACAAATGCTACAGCTTTTGCTGCTAATAGCTACTGTTTTTATAACGGCAATTACTATCAAACTACTGCTGGTGGTACTACTGGCGGTACACCTCCAACTCACACAAGCGGATCGGTTTCAGATGGGGGTGTCACATGGACGTATTATAGCGGAGCCTATGACAAGTTTTTAGCAGACACAGATACGAGCATTTTTAATGAAAAAGTATTGGAACAGGGAGTCTTAGAAAGGTTCGCTGAAATACATGGGCTTGATAGTGTTCGCCCCAAATATCAACTTCAACTGCATGAGGAATGGTCACGAGATATGCCTGCAAAGATTCAGTTTGCTGGCACTATGAGACGTAACCAGATTTATGCAAGAAACGGCGTAGCTTCTTTTGGGACGTATATATAATGAACATGCAGAATATACCTCAACCTCCCCCAATGGCACAGAACAATCCAGAGGGGCATTTTTACTGGTATATCAGTCAGGGCTTTCCTTATCAGATGGCTTATGATTTGACAGCTCAAAAGTTTGGTGCGCCGAAGTCAAAAGAAGAACAAGCAAGAGAACGAGCGAAAGCAGAGCAAAACTATCAATTTGGACAATTAGCTGGTTCGTTAGGTGGTTTGGTTGTAGGTCGAGAGGCTTTGCAAGGATTTCCGCACGTTAAAGACTGGTTGGGATATGGAGCTACACCAACTGACGTTGGAAGCGGATCTATTGGAATGACTCGACCTGTACCTCCTGCAACAACAAGTGTTGATGGTAGCGGAGCTGGAACAATAGATTTAGGTGGAGGTACTGGCGGTGCTACCGTTGCAACTCCAAAGGTATTAGAAGTCAAAGGATCTGTTGCTACAGTAGATACTCCTGCTGGTACGCAACAAGTCCCTGCTGAAGCGTTACAGGATGAGGGTTTTTGGAATAGCGTAGATTGGGGATCGTATGCAAAAGGAGCTATTGGTTTAGCACAGCTATACTCTGCATACAAACAATACAAAGAAGGGGATAAAATGGGAGCAGGACTTACGGCTGCTCAAGGTGGAGTGAATATAGCAAGTGCTGCTGGTTATGAATCTGCGGCTAAATATGCTCCGTGGCTTGCAGCGGCAGCTTCTTTGTATGGTTCAGGCAAAGCAATTTTTAGTGGCGAGTTGTCTCCAGATGATCAAGCATATGAAAGTGCAATGGCTGGCCCAAGAGCCGTGGCTGCTTTTTATACACTAGGAGCTTCTGCTTTAGTCGAAGGTTTTGCCCGTGATCAATGGGGTGGA